GGCCGTCGGAGTACCAGCAACGCCACCGGCAGCACCACCTCCCGCTAGGATTCGATCTCCGATCCCGCCAGCCCCGCCATTGGCCTGGGATGTGACGGTTACTGAGTTGGTCTGAACTCGATGGCCGCCTTGGCCGCCGGAGGCACGGGCAGTGTCCCCGTTGAAGGATGACGCGCCGCCATCCTCGCCGTCAGTAGTGAGTGCAGGATCTGAAACATGATCGAGTCCGGGATCTCCACCCACTCCGACGACAACGGGGCAGGAAGCAGGGAGAGCAGATAGCAGGCCTCGGACGTTGTGAAGCCCTCCACCCCCTCCAGCACCGCCATAGCTTCTGATCTGCGTACCCGTATTGCCGGTCTTGATCCCACCGCCCGTACCCCCTCCTGCTCCGATCACGAGAACCTCGAAACCGGAATATCCCATGTCGATGTACTGCTGCGGGATGAAGTCCACTCCATCCAACAGCTTCACCGTTAGAGGAGGAGGGCGCAACACGCTCCCCGCAAGTTCTAGCCGCATCTGCCCTCCTCTGTTGATCGATTATTGCTGGATTCCCTGCGCGATGAAATTGAAGGGGCAAACGCCCGGTGTGGCCGCCGTATTCCACACATATGTTCTGACATAGAAGGAGTTGTCGACGAAATCCGTGCACGCCACGAACGCAGACGCCGCAACCCACGGATTTGCCACAGCGGAGAGAACCTTGAACCCCGGCGGGCAAGTGATCTTGTAAGCCGCAGTACCTACCGACTGCACCGCGAAGTTCTCGCCCGCAGCGATGGTCGCATCGGAATTCACACGACCGCCGATTATTTCAGGACTGCGTCGGCGCCTCATGACATCACCGCCATATCGATCTGGTCACAGCCGTCGACTGATTCGAAGAGAGCGAGCATCCGCCCGGCCTCGATCGCCTCGATATGGTCGGCATCCGACTTGGGGCTCGGCCGAAGCAGCATTGAGCCCTTCTGGTACAGGGCACGAACTTCGTCGGAAGTAAGAGCTCCGGCATAGACGAATGCGGCGTCGATCTGTCCGAAGAAACCGGCCGTACCATCGGCGATTGAGCCAATACGGAAACGACCCGCTCCGCCCAATGTGGTCGGGTTCAAGACGTTTGACGTGCCGACCAGATTTCCGTCGATATAAAGCTTGCGCTTTGAATCGACTGCTCCGTTGTCTTCGACGACAACGATATGATGCAGCGTACCGTCGGCGACGAACGGTCCCGTGATGAGATCCGAATTGCTTGCAGAAATGATGTATCCCGTGCTGTTGATGTAGGGCCGAGCATCTCCTGAACCTACAGCACCGTAGCCCATGATGCCACTACCAGCCGCCTGAGTGAACGTTGACTTGAAGAACGCGCCATACGAACGCGGGGAAAGACCCGACGGAAGGCCGGCATCAGACGACGAGAAATGCTGGAGTCCTGCCGGACCGACCGTGTATCCGTTCTCCTTACTTCCGTCCAATCCAGGACTGAGAGTAGGTGCCACTCCCGCATTGCCCAGTGTGGTGTTGTTCGAGCCCTGATCCGTCAGCGCGCCGTTGGTGAAGTTGTACAGACGCGCAGGCTGAGCCGGGAAATCAGACGGATCCAAAGCTCCACCACGACGACCACGGCGAACGCCGAGACGAATAACGCTTGGCGTTACCCCAAGCGCATGAGGAATGCTTGCGCAATAGAGATTGCGCAGTTGATCGGGGTTGAGGGCGTCCTGAGTGACGAACACTTCGTCGACTCTGCCGTAATGCGAACCCACCGGCGTAGTTGTGGCGTCGCCGCCGTACGAACCGATGTTGAAGGGCGCCGTTCCCCCGAACATGGGGTACGAGAAATACCTGGTTGCGTCCAGGATTCCGTCGACGTAGATGCGAATATATGTACCGTCGGCGGTAAACGAAATGAAATGCCAACGACCATCGCACACATCGGTAGATCCCACGATGTTCACGAAGTCCGTGCCGTTCACTCCCGCAAACGACAATGCGGTAATACCGCACAGAACTTCCATCAGGTTCGTGGAAGTGATCCGGAAGAGGAACGTGGCTTGCTGAGCAGCCGAATTCGCCTTCGCAACGAGATTTTGGATTATGCCTCGACGATCGGTGCGCATCCAGACACCGACGGTGCCGTGCCGAATACGCAGCGAATCCGCTGCGCCCGTGTCGGGGATATAGAGCACCGGGGTATTCGCCGGTGTTCCATCCGGCCCACGGAACTGAGCCGCCGTGTTTGCCAGCCCGTTGATGCCCGAGGCGAACGTAACGGGAGACGGAACCGACTTGTTCGTGAGATGACGAGCGTTACCCGACGAATCGTTGAAATTCGACAGATTCCACAAGCCAGCCGGAGCAGAAAGCCCCATGTTGGTGAAATCCGACGGGGTGAGCTGCCGGCCAGCGCGAATCTGGTTGATGATGCCGACATCACGAACCGGAACAGCGGACATGACTGACAGTGCCGAACCCATCGGCCCCGTAGGACCGGCCGGTCCACGAACGTTGCCGGCGTTGATGATCGTTCCGTCGTGCTTGGCCAGGATCAGGTCGTTTCCGACGACGTCACCGTCCACCACTGAGGCGGCTTCGATCTCCAGCATTCGCTCGGCGGTCAAGCCTGTGATTGTAGCCATACGTCACCTCCTCAGGGTGTAGTTGTGGACACCTGATAGGTGTCCGGATCGGAATATGTTGCGTTCACGTTGTTGATCGTGAACTGAGTCGGGCTATCCATGGTGATGTACTGATCGGCCAAGTCGATAGCCGTCCAGGTGCCGTCGCCATTGTCAACAATGACGAGCGACCCGTACATCTCCATCAGATCCGTAACTTCGGCCAGAGAAGGCAGCCGTGCGTTAGTAAACGCAGACCCATAGAGGATCTCCTCGATAGTGGCAAGGACATCCGGGTTCGTCTTGGTCGAATCGATGGAAATATGAACCGTCGGCCGGTACCCCTCGATAGACACCGGCGTACCCGTGAGCTGGAAGCCGAACTCCACTGGAGTAAGGGTCTCTTCCAGTGTGTTGTACATCTTGGTATCCGCTACAGCCATGAGGTTGTAGAGAATATGAAGCTTGTAGCCTCGATTAGTTCCCTCGATGTCGTTGCCGAGCAGCGTTCGGTACGACAGATGGAACTTCTTCGGCGGCTGACCGTAATAGGTCATGCCGTCACCGATCGGTTCGGCTCCGACCACGGAGTCAAACTCTGCCGGGTAGGTGAACGCGCGCAGTCGAGCCGAGAAATCTCCGGGGGTCATGCGCTGGAGATACTTCACTCCATCGATGTAGTAGGAGCTGGCCTCTCGATCGTAGGATTCCTCGATCGCGCGAAGGCCGTTCCAAACTACCCCACGACCGTCCTCCAAATATAGGACGCCGCGGTCTACGCCGACTTCGTACGTACGTTCGCCGACCTGATCCCACACGAGTGTTGCCAAAGTTCACCTCCTACCCTCTGGTTCCGTATTGTTCCCGACGCCGAGCATTGAGCTCAGCTCTCTGCTGCGCAGCTGTTGCTCTGGGTTGCTTCTTCGGCTTGGACTGCTTGATGTTGCAGACCCGAATGAGCGTGAAGAGACGATTGAGATGCCAGTGCTCGCACTCGAACGGGATGTTGAAGATTGTCATCCAGTAGTATACGAGCTCTGCGGTGATCACCTCTCGAGTAGGTGGAGCGCCAGGAGCATCAACGAAAGTGGTCGCTGACATCTTGGCGTTGATGTAGTTGTTGATCTCCTCCAGGTTCTCCCCGGTGAGCTTGTACAACACATCGATCGGGTAGTCAGGCGTGGTGATCATGCACTGAACGTAACCGAGCACTTCTTCGTCAGTCTTCTCGGTTGTGCCAAGGAACGACTTCTCGTACATCTGCTCCCATTTTGACAGTGAGACCAGAGAATGCTCCAGCTCCAGATGTACGTCGTTGACGGTGCCGAGCATACTGGTCGACTCGTCGTAAACTTCGTCTCCTGGAACTGTGATTGTGAGCATTCTCCGGCCTTCCTGTCAGGGGTACTACGGCGTGATGAGGGTGAGGACCTCGTCCGGCATGGGAAGACGGGCGACCGTCTCGGTCCCGCCGCCGTACAGCGCGTCCTCGAGCGCGGTCAGACCGCCAGCGCTGACCACCGTCGAGTCGACGACCACGAGAGCCGTCGGCGCGTACCCGGTGACCGGCACCGGGCTGGTGGCGATCTCCCACGAGAACGCGATGGCCTCGGGGGAATCGTTGATGGTGCCGTAGGCGCGCTCCGACGGAGACGCCTGGCAACCGTAGACGAGGTGGAGCTTGTAGCCGGCGTCCGCGCCCAGGAGGTCGTTGCCGACCTTGGTACGGTAGCTCAGCCCGAAGACCCCTCGCCCCTGCTGCCCGATGATCACGCCGGCCTCCGGCTGCACCGAACCGTCCATCACCGCGAACTCGTCGGGGTAGGTGAACGCCTCGATGGTCAGACCGAACGTCTCGGCGCCGATGAGGTTGAGGTACTTGATGTTGTCCGCGTACTGCGGCGAGGCCTCCGCGCCCGAAGGCGACTCGGTGACCGTGGTGAGGCCGTTCCAGGCCACGCCGTCCGTGTACACGCCCGTCTCGTCGGGGGTGTAGAGGACGCCGCGGTCGACACCGGTCTCGTAGGTCTTCTCGCCGACCTGATCCCAGGTCAGAGGTGCCATGTGTCAGTTTCCTTTCCAGTACAAGTTGTACACGTCGTGGTTGAGGTCATCCGAAGCGAAGTGCCGGTCGAAACTGACGAGCGGCGTT